CCCGTAAGTGTTCATTCAAGGGTTCTTATTCGATTTAACTATTGTTACCAAACGTTGGCGCTCGTATTGCAAAGGCAGTCGGTGCCACGCAACCAACGCCCAATAACGCTAATCAAATAAAATATGTATGCATTTAAATTTTAAACCAGACTAGCTATAACCCCGCTATCAAGTTTAAAAAGTCCGTTTCCGTTTGTTTCGTTCCCCGTAAGTGTTCATTCAAATTCCAATTTCCAATTTCCAGTCAGTTAACCATAAATCAATCCGCCGCCCGAGTAGTTTTAACCAGGCTCAGTCCCAGCAGAAGCATTCCCATCAAAGTGGGAGTATGCGTCCACTGTTGACTCACGAAGACTCTCTGTTATAGGTTTGTTCTTCCCTATTCCTTGAAAAAACAAGGAAAGATGCATGGTCATGCATCCCAACATGATAGTCATCGCTCGTTCACTTCCCATCGTTATCGTCATCATCAATATCAATCCAGTAGCTATATTACCATCCGATTTCAGGGCGTAACACATTGTTGCCACAAAAAGACATGCTCTAAGCACAGCTATTCTCATACCAACAGGTCCATTTCCAAATACAAATCCAAAATTTGCCCTTGCCTCCGTCAACATAACACCTTTGCCACGACCACTCCACACTTTACTTCCAGTCCAATTCCACATCCAAAATGAAAAGGCTATTGACATCACTGTCACAATAACCCTTAACACAGCTCCTGAGGTAGCACTCAAAAAGATGTCACCAGCAATCCAGAAAGCACCCAAACCTCCATAAAGTCCAGCCGAACCTGGAACCGTGACCTCTTTTCCTTTCATTTTTATTATGGTCGCTGTTGTTAAGGCATGTCCAGCCCCGAACCAATCATCAAAAATCAGCCATCCAGTCAAAAAATTTCCACACGAAGCTCTTACCACGTCTAGGAAAGAGGTGGTAGACAGACCAAAGATATAATCCATCGGCCTGCTAAAGCTTCCGGCCAAATGCCCTATAGGGGCAGCCATTCCAATTCCTTCTTCAGCCATACGTTTGGGTTCCAAAGTCTTTACCGTAGTTCTCAGTAAAACTCCATACACTTCCGGTAATAGGGCCACGACAATCACTACTAGGCACATTAAGGTTATCAAACCTAAGTTTGAGTTCCCTCCAACACCTGGTATTCTCCTGGAGAGGATCATAATATTAGTTATAACCCACACTCCGTGAAAAGCGTGCCCGTATCCGTCACCATAAACAAGGTAAGTCAGCCCAATAATAATCCCAATCTCCACATAAAATCCAATTCCGTTTCCAATTGCCATCCAGTCCGTTGGTTTGTGATACACATTCATCATGGCATGATGATAAGTATCTTCTTTCTTTTTGAATACACACTTAACTACCTTGCTCACCAACCAAATAGTCAACAAACATTTTGCAATGTAGGCATTTGTGTCATCAGAGTAAATCAGTCCCATGTACAACATAGGTACCAACCAGCCCCAAATTCTACCCGCCAAGAAAGCGACACCAAGTACAGCTCCCAAATATCCTCCGACCAACATCATGTGGGCTTTGTCACCAACTAAGTTAAACACAGGGGATAAAAGTATGTCTCTCACAACCACGTAGCTCCTTTCATCAAACCAAAAGCGGACTCTTCCTTTAAATTTTCCTTTCATCTTCTGGCTTTCCTGAAATTCCTTCATTTTCCTTTTTCTGTCCTTTTCCAATATTTTTGCTCTTTCCTGAGCTCTTTCCATATCTTTTTTCGTCATGTCCATTTCCCAAGGTTCTCGAGTTTCTTCCGTTTCCGTTTCCACAGTTATTTCCAATGTATCAGTTAACTTATTATCTAATTTATTACTAATCTTAATATTAGAATCCTTAAAATTATTTTGATTATCTACTTTAGTCTTAATTTTACCCTGTACAGTATCAGTCAGCTTTTTTGCCTCATCCTGATTATCTAAAAAACCGATAAATAATTTTCATCCAAACGCCCACCTTCAGTTCCTTTCTTTGTTACCTCCCATATAGATTGGTACTGAAGCTTGGAGTCCAAAGAGGTCGTCTTAATTTCCTCTAAGTCACCAACCACAATGTCGAACCTGTTACTTTCCATAGCAGGGCACCACAATCTCGGGTCCATAATCATTACACTTCCTAAAGCATCTTCAAAACTTTCCCTATTTTCCCAATCATAGAAAGCACTGCAGCTCTCCGCATTACTGGGGGAGAAAGGAGAGGCATTTTTATCTTTGTAGATAAAGAATTCCCTTCCGCTTCCCGCTAGTCGCAAGCTTGGCACCATTAGATCGTCCCATACAGGCAGTTCCTCAGGCACCGTCTTAGAAAAGAACAACACCGGCCTTGTGTACTCTCTGTGCAGAGAGATTACAGCTACCTTCCTTAGCATAGTTCTAGGGTCGTAAGTCAAAGTGTACAACCACTGATCAAAGTCATAGTGAGATTGTTTTCCCACTATCAATTCTCGATCCACACCAGTAGTAAACCCGATTGAGGTGTACGCTGATGATGATGGTACTTTTCTTAAAGCCACTTGTAAGTAGAAAGAAAATAATTTGTTTGAAATCATGTTTCCTTCACGCAAACTAGAGGCACACTTAGCCACACGCCATGCTTCATCATAGATGGCACAATCCTTTGTCTTTCCGTCTTTTTCCATAAAGTCCATTCCTGTTCCTGCAAAAGCAGCAACAACACGCAGCATTATTACATATTTTATTAAATTAGCCATAGTTTCAACAACTTTAGCTAACAATAGTTTTTATTTTAAAGTCACACAATGTTTAATAACAGATATTGTAGTAGTATAATCCACAACACAATTAAGCACATGCA